GAGAAAGAGGACCAAGAAAAGTTTATTATCTAAACATAGAAGGTAGGTTGAAAAAAAGGGATCTAGAAGGTATTCCAGGCCTAGATTTGGATAGATTCAATGTCATAGGCTCTCAAACCGGAAAAATATTGCATGCGGAAGAATATTTACAAATAGCCGAACGAATCATTAATGAAGAACCCGAATGCATTCTTATCATCGACTCTTATTCTGCTTTATGCACAGAGGCTGAGATTACTAGCGACATGGATAAAATGCAAAGAGCAGATGGTGCTAAATTATTAGCTAAGTTTTGCAGAAAAGTTGCTAATGTTATTCCCGTTAACAAGAACATAGTAATTGGGATTACTCATTTGATGGGCAATCCAGGCATGGGTCATAGCGAATGGAAAGAAAAAAGTGGACAAGCCATTGCGTATCAAACAGATGTAAAGCTAAGGGCTAAATTTCATACAGCATGGAAAATAGGAACAAAAGACAACGAAGTTCAAATAGGTCAAGAAATAGAATGGAATGCTCAATGTTCTGCGTTGGGTCCGCCAGGAGGAATAATAAAAAGCTATATCAGATATGGCGAAGGCATTGACAAGGCTATGGAATTGACTACATTAGGTAGTGATATGGGTCTGATTTCAAAGTCTGGTGCGTGGTATACTATGTCTTTTATGGAAAATACAGACAAACCAGAAAAATTCCAAGGAGTAGAAAAAGTTAGACAGTTTCTTGTAGAGAATAAAGAAGCATATAATCTACTCGACACTAAAATAAAAGAATTAATGTTTATCAAATGATAGTTCAAGACTTGGACGGCAACTCACACAATTGGTCCTTATTGAATAAGATAAAGAACACCAGAAAAAACATTTCTAGCTTGCATAAAAAAGCGAACCAGTTGTTAATTGAGACATATCCTACTATTGTTGTGTTACAAGAAATACCGATCCCCTTAAGAAGAACAGAGTTTTTATATCTAGATTTTTATATACCACTATTAAAAAAGGCTGTGGAAGTGCATGGAGAACAACACTATAAATTTGTTGCTCATTTTCACAATAATGCCTTAGGTTTTATTAAGCATAAAAAAAGAGATAGAGAAAAAGCTGAATGGTGCAATATAAACGGAATAGAATATATAGAACTACCATATAACGAAAGTATAGACCAATGGACTCAACGATTAAAAGCATGACTTCTAAAGAGGAAATTTCATATTGGGATTCTATTTTAGATGAATATGAATCATCCATAGGCTTTCCTAAGTATAATACAGCGAATATAAATGAAAATGAATTTAATGATTATCTAAATATGAGCAGAGACGAGATAGAAAAATTGACTCCTGAAGATTGTGGAGCTATAGCCTTAAGACTAAACCAATTTAGTTTTTATACACAAAGAACCATTAATCGAGAACAATCTAGACACGATTGGGCAGAAGATACTTTAAAAAACGTTATAGCGGATGAAATTAATAATTATAAAGGATACGGATACATAGAAAAAGCTGCTCAAGCAATCAAACATAACGATAGGGCACAATCATTAGAAAAAATTAAACGATATGCCAAACAAAGAATCAATAGGCTATCATATTTAGCAAACTCAATAAACAATATGTCAAATACATTAATTAACATTCAGAAATTAAAGGTGAAGCATGCCTCTTGATAACGAAGATATTAAACAGTTAATAGCTATATTACAAAGAGGACTTACAGATACGGAAAACAGGCCAGAATCTGTACAGGAAATAAAGCCACGCAAAGCAAAAAAAGTTGCCAAAAAATTAATAAATAAATTCGATAATATGTCAGAAAAAAATCTGCACAAAGACGATATAGAATTTGATAAAAAGGTTTCACAACTACCTCCAGTACCAAGGACTAGACTTTTTAAACCCGTTCAAGTACAATGTAGATCGTGCGGGAAAAAAGAATCTGTAAATCCTGCTGTTTTAGATTCTATCGAAAGATACAAGTGTAACAAGTGCTGCGCTAATCCAGGATAATAAAAATGATATTGTGTGATGTTGCATCTGAAAGAGCTATATTAGCTGGAATATATAAATATGGAGAGGATGCATATTTAGATGTTGCAGATATTATACAGGACTCTACATTTACCGTAGACAGTAACGTTATAATTTTCAAATGTTTAAAGTCCTTGTGTGAGCAAAATGACAAATCTCCAATAGATATTGCTTCTATATATTCTAAGGCAGAAGAACTTAATTTATCTCATATCTTATCAAAAAAAGAAGAAGTACAACATTTAAAAGCTATTACGGATTTTCCGGTTAGTTTAGAAAATGTTAGAAAATTTGCTGCAAAAATAAGAAAGCTAGAAATAGCTAGATTATTAAGAGATCAATTAGAAAAAGCAAAAGATAAGATATTAGATATCAATGGCACAGAACCTGTGTCGTCTATAATTGGTATAGCCGAAGATAGTATATTTAACTTCTCTTCATTATTGGCAGATGCTGATAATAATCCTCAGGCGATTGGTTCAAATATAGATGACTATATAAAATCCTTGGAAGAGAACAAAGTTGACCAAATTGGTATACCAACAGGTTTTCCAATATATGACCAAGCTATAGGTGGAGGTTTAAGAAAAGGAACAGTTAATGTAATAGGAGCAAGACCTAAAACTGGAAAAACATTACTGTCTGACAATATGGGACTGAATGTTGCGTCTCTAGGAATACCGGTACTCAACATGGATACCGAAATGACTACAGAAGACCATATTAATAGAGTATTAGCCAAAATGACCGAAATAGAAATTAATGCTATCGAGACTGGTAAATTTTCAGAATCTCCAGACAAAAAGAATAAAATAACCAAAGCTGCTTCTGAGTTGAAGGATTTAAGACTGTTTTATAAAAGCATAGCAGGTAAACCATTTGAAGAACAATTAGCTATCATGAGAAGATGGTTAGTCAAAGAAGTAGGATTAAACGAAGATGGTACTGCTAAAGACTGTTTAATTATATACGATTATTTGAAGCTAATGGATAGTTCTGGTATTAGTCAAGACCTAAAAGAATATCAGTTGTTAGGTTTTATGATGACTAGTTTACATAATTTTGCAGTTAGGTACAAGGTTCCTATTTTATCTTTCATACAGCTTAATAGAGACGGCATAACAAAAGAAAGCACCGACTCAGCATCTGGATCAGACAGGATCATATGGCTATGTAGTAATTTTACCATATTCAAAAGAAAAAGCGATGAAGAAATTGCCGAAGATGGTCCTACAAACGGCAATAGAAAATTGGTTCCACTTGTTAGTAGACATGGTGGTGGTTTAGACGATAACGACTATATTAACTGTCACATGAAAGGTTGGTGCGCTAAAATTACCGAAGGACAAACAAAATTAGAAATATCTAACAATAACTCTCCAACAAGTAAAGGTTTTGAACTCAATGATAACTATGAAGAAGAAATCCCCTTCGTATGATCAAGCAAAGTTAAAAATACTTTGCGACAATTTATGCGACGAAATAGAGTCTCTATTAGACTCTTTAGATTTGGAATATATGGTTGGTAGCAAGATGATATCAATGAATTGTCCTATACACGGCGGAGATAATCCTGGAGCACTCAACCTTTATTATCAGGGAGAAAACTATAGAGGTAATTGGAAATGCAGAACACATAATTGTGAAAAGCATTTCAAGTCATCTATAATAGGATTTGTAAGAGGCGTACTATCTCACCAAAAACATAATTGGGAAACAGATAAGGATAATAGTTGCTCGTTTGATGAAGCTGTGCAGTATTGCACGAAATTCTTAAATAAAGACTTAAAGTCTATTACCATATCCAAAACAGATAGAGAAAAACATATGTTTACTAATATTGTAAACAAATTGGCACCAACCCCAACCGAAAAAATATCTAATCAAATTACTAGAAATCAAGTAAGACAATCTTTAATTTATCCATGTTCATATTTTATGGACAGGGGATTTTCTAAAGACATATTAGATAAATATGATGTTGGCATATGCGATAAGCCCGGTAAAGAAATGTATAATCGTGCTGTGGTACCGATTTATGATAATGACTATAAATTTCTTGTTGGATGTACAGGACGTTCTGTTTATGATAAGTGTAGCACATGTAGTAGTTACCATAATGAAATCGATAACTGTCCAGTAAATGACAAGTGGAAATATTGCAAATGGAAGCACAACTCGGACTTCAAAAGTCAAAACTATTTGTATAATTATTGGTTTGCTAAAGAATATATCTTAAAATCTACTACTGTTGTTTTATTGGAAAGTCCAGGAAATGTATGGAAACTAGAAGAAAACAATATACACAATAGCGTGGCAATGTTTGGCTCTTCTCTAAGTGATAGACAAAAAATGTTGCTAGATTCTTCTGGAGCAATGAATATTGTTATATTAACAGATAATGATGAAGCGGGGAAAAAAGCTGCTGAACAAATTAAACAAAAATGTCAAAATACCTATAGAATATTTATGCCGTCTATTACTAAGCCAGATGTCGGAGAAATGACATCGGAAGAAATTAATCAACAAATTAAACCTATATTAGAAAGCATTATATGAGCATAATAGCTTTTGCTGGAAGAAAACAATCCGGAAAGACAACATCTGCTGAATTTGTTCAAACTTTATTTAATAGCACATCATTTGGAGAATGTAGAATATATAATTTTGCAGACCCTTTAAAAACTTTATGTATTGATATACTAGGGTTAGAATATAGACAATGCTATGGTACAGATACAGACAAAAATGAATTAGTTGATTGTCATTGGGACAATAAGCAGTTAACAGCTAGAGAAGTATTACAAATAGTTGGAACGGATATGTTTCGTAAAATGCAACACAATGTATGGTCTGCTGCAACTATTAGAAAGATCAAAAAGGAAAAACCTGACTTAGCGATTATTGCCGATTGTAGATTCCCAAACGAGGTTGATGCAGTTAAAAGTGCGGATGGTATAGTAATTAAATTAACCAGAAATCCATACAATTCTTACCATGAAAGTGAAGTAGCATTAGACACAGACCAATATGATCAATCTTCATTTGATTTAGTAGTGGACAATTCAAAAATCAATATTACTGAACAAAATAAGATCATATATAACTTTTTACAGCAAAGGGGGGTGCTCTCATTATAATTACATATTTAAGAAGTAGCTCATATGGAACACATTCTATGTGTGAACAACAATATTTTTTTGAATATGTTCTTGGAATTAGAGGATCTTCTAACAAGAAGGCAGATAAAGGAACAATATGTCATAAGGTTTTAGAAATTTTAGCCGGAATTAAACTGTCAATTCAGGATAAAAAAGATATATACAATGACGACATTTTAGGAGACATAAATGTTGTTAAATATGATTTAGATACTATCATCGACGATATTTACAACTATTATTCAACGCAGTTTAAAAACCATGAGTGGGAGCCCAAAGACTTAAAAGATTGTCGTAAATGGATCAACAAAGCCCTCACGGACCACAATGGGATATTTGATCCCAGACACAGACAAATCGTGCAGCAAGAACAACATTTTGATATTGCTATCGATAAGCCGTGGGCTAAATATTCTTATGATACAAAGGAGGGCAAAATAGAAGGCAATTTGGCCATTAAAGGAACCATCGATTTAATTACTCAAGTCAACGATGACACTATAGAGATGATCGATTGGAAGACCGGCAAAAGACTAGATTGGGCTACGGGTCAAGAAAAAACATTAGAAAAATTGTATGTAGATCCACAATTACAAATATATCACTATGCACTAAATCATTTGTATCCAAACCATAATCATTTTATTGCATCAATCAATTATATAAATGATGGTGGAGCATATAGCATATGTTTTGACAAAAAAGATTTATTGATAGCGGAAACTATGATCAAAAATAAGTTTGAAGCAATCAAAAAAACCAAAAGACCATTCTTAAATAAAAGTTGGAAATGTAGAAAATTATGTCATTTTGGAAAACAAACCTTTGAAAATACCAAAATAGAGCCATTAATAGAATATAGAGACGGTCAAACTTGTACAGTCGGAACACCCATGACCATGTGTGAGCAGGTTAAGCATGATACCGACCTGTTTGGAATAGATAGCGTAGTTGACACATACACCACCGAAGGTTATAGTGTTGGTAAGTACAAAGCACCCGGAAGCACCGAATGAACTATCAAGTATTGCACTGTCACTCACACTATTCTCTTCTTGACGGATTATCAAAACCAGATAAAATTGCAGAAAGATGTGCAAATATAGGAGTATCTGCTTGTGCAATTACCGATCATGGAAATATTGCAGGTACGGTAAAATTCTATGCCGCTATGAAAAAAGCAGGGATCAAACCACTATTAGGCTGTGAATTATACATTTGTGATCATGACCCATCAATCAAGCAAAAAGAAAATAAAGATTTATCTCATTTCTTGATTCTAGCAAAAAACCTAAAAGGTTGGAAAAATTTAATAGAGATTGTATCTCTATCTAATAGTCCAGAATTTTATTATCATAGGCCTAGACTAAACTTGGAAGTATTAGGACAAACTATCAGTAGAGGAGATATTATAGGAATTACCGGACATTTAGGGTCTACATTATCAGACTGTATTGTATCAGAAGATACGATAGATCCTAATTGGAAATCTAAAGGAACATCTCTGATAGAGCACCTAAAAGATATCTTTGGTAAAGAAAATTTGTTTTTAGAAGCTCAACTTATGGACAAAGATAATTTACCAATACAGCAAAAGTTAACAGATTGTGTAAGAGAATTAGGTCAATATACAAATACAAACATTGTATGCACTCCAGATGCGCATTATGTAAATAAAGAAGATGCAATAGATCAAAGAATTCTATTGTGCAATAATCTTAAAACTACATTTGGAGAAATTAACCGCAAAATAGATGGTGGTGAATCGGTACCGATGGGTTGTTTTTTTAATTCTGACAACTATCATATATTGAACCAAGAAGAAATAAAGCTCTTACACAACGAAACTGAGATTGCTAATACAAATTTAGTCAGTGATATGTGTGAACAATATGATATTCTTAGTAAGCCCAAATTACCACCGTTTAATTGTCCAAATAATATGGATGATGCAGAATATCTAAGGGAATTGTGTAGGAATGGTTGGAGAGAGAAAATACAAAATAAAATATCTAAACCAGAACAAGACGTATATGCCGATAGGATTAAATACGAATTAGGAGTCCTACAAGGAGCGGATTTATCTAGTTATTTTCTTATCGTTCAAGATATCGTAAATTACGTTAAAAAAGAATCATGGCTACCCGGTCCTGGTCGTGGAAGTGCTGCTGGTTGTTTAGTATCTTATTTAATAGGCATAACTAATATAGATCCAATTAAATACAACTTATTATTTGATAGGTTTTACAATGCCGGCAGAAATAATGCTGACCATATTTCTATGCCAGACATTGATGTTGATGTGCCAATCGACAAGAGAGAAAACATTATCTCGTATATCAAAAACAAATATCATCATGATAAAGTTAGTCAAATGATTACTTTTAATACCATCAAAGGTAGAGGCGCTCTAAAAGACGTATTACGAGTATATGGAAATATTACATTTGATGAAATGAATCAAATTACTAAAAATATACCGGATGAGTCTAAAATTGCCGACGAATTGCAAGAAATGAAAGACGAAACAGGAGAGGCGTCCATAATTCGATGGGCATTAGAAAATAATAGGGATAAATTAAAGGATTGGTGTTTTATAGATGACGACAATAATCTTCAGGGACCACTTGCAAAAAGATTTGAACAAGCTATTAGATTAGAAGGAACAAAATCAAACCAGTCAAAACATGCAGCAGGAATCGTTATAAGTTCAGAACCATTAAATCAAGTTTGTCCTATGGTATACGACACTAAGAACAATCAATATATTGCTGGCATGGAAATGCAAGACCTAGAAAGTTTAGGCATTATCAAATTTGATATACTTGGTGTTGCTATGTTAGATAAAATCATGACTATTCAAAACCTCTTGAAAGGAGACGATTGATTATGACAAAAGTTAAATTTAAAGATTTGGCACTAGATGCTACATTTTCCTATAATGGCCTACAATATAAAAAAATCAAAGAAAAAAGAATATCATGCTGTAAATTCTTTAACGCCGTTTTAGTTTCAGATCCCAAAAAACAAATAGGTATAAAGCCATTAGTAGAGGTAGAAGTAGAAACAGAAAACAATGAATAAAAATAAAATTTGCGTATTCGACTTTGAGACCGATGGCAGCAACCCACTGGTCTGTAGCCCTGTACAAATAGCTGCAATAATGATAGACCCAATAAAATTAGAAATAATTTCTGGTTCCGAATTCAATGCAAATTTTAAACCAGAAGTTTTAGAAAATGATAAAGATTATGTATATACTACAGATATTTTAGATTTTCACATCTAAAGATAAAGTTCTGGAAGAATGGCATACTTACCCAAAGCAAAGTCATACCTGGAAATCTTTTATAGACTATTTAGATAGATTTCATACGAGAACTTCAAAAAAAAATCAATTTAGTGCCCCAATAGCTTCGGGCTATAATATATATCGTTTTGATCTTAAAATCATAGAAAGACTAAGTAAAAAATATGATAATACAAATAAAGAAGGGGAGCCTAATATTTTTTACCCAAGAGATGTATTAGACCTAATGAATCTGGTATATTACTGGTTTGAAAACAATAACGATGTTAAAAGTTTGTCTATGGATAGTATGCGAGATTATCTAGGTATTTCTAAAGCTGGCGCTCATGATGCGATTAAGGATGTAAAAGATACTGCGGAAATTTTAATCAGATTCATGAAACTGCATCGTAATATGTCTAATAAAATCCAATTTAAAGACTCTTTTAAGAAATGACCGACCAAAAATTTGAATATGATTGTGGATGCTCGTTTAGCCTATTGGATAAAAATAAACTCATATTTGACGCCAATATAGATGACATCAACCTAGAATGTAAAAGAACTTGGGATTTACTCTCCGAAGGTAATACAAAAGGTTGTTTTCAATTAGAGTCTAGACTTGGTAGATCTATAGCTAAAAAGCTTAAACCCGAAAATATCGAGCAACTATCTGCATTAATTGCTATTCTTAGACCAGGATGCTTAGAAGCAATCAGAGATGGCAAAAGCGTAACAAATCATTACGTAGACAAAAAGAATGGAGAAGAAGGCGTGGATTATTTTCATCCGGCATTAGAGCCTATTCTTAAATCTACATATGGAGAAATGATATATCAAGAACAAGCTATGGAAATAGCAAAAATTATAGCTGGGTTTAATTTGCAAGAAGCAGATTTATTGAGAAAAGCTATTGGCAAGAAAAAGCCAGAAGAAATGGCTAAAATTAAAACAAAGTTTATAGAAGGATCCAAAAATCTTCAAATAGTAACCACTTCAGATGCTGAACAAATTTTTAGCTGGATAGAAAAAAGTCAGAGATATTCATTTAATAAAAGTCATAGCGTGAGTTATGCGATGAATGCCTATCTATCTGCCTATACTAAAGCTCATTTTCCAAGAATATTTTTTGCGTCTTATCTCAGGTTTGCTAAAGACAAAATTGATCCACAAAGCGAAATTAAAGAGTTAATTCAAAATGCTACAGAAATGAATATAAGCGTGATGACTCCGGACATTAGAAATATGAATGAATTTTTTATACTCAAAAATAAAAACATCTATTTTGGACTAACGGACATCAAATCTGTAGGTAAATCAGTATTTGAGAAAATAACTAATTTGGTCAAAACAAACAACATACAGTTAGAGTCTATAGGTTGGCTTACTCTTCTTGTAGATATATTACTCAATATAAATTCTAGTGCGTCTAAAGCTTTGATAGAAAGTGGAGCAACTAAATTTATTCCACTATCTCGTTCAAAGATGTTGTTCGATTTCAATGTCTTTTCAGAATTAACTAAAAAAGAAATACTATTCATCAAAGAAAATAAAAATCTTACTACAACAACAGAAGCACTAAACTACCTACTGAGTTTTGGAAAAATAAACAAAAATCGCAGAAATGTATTAGAAAGTTTATTGCAAACATTGAACAATCCCCCGTACTCATTAGAGGATTCTATAGAATGGATATCTGATTGTGAAAACAACTTATTAGGGTACAACATCACCTGTTCTAGAATAGACATATACGACATTAGTATGACTAATATAACATGTAAAGATTTCAAAAACAAACACGGAAAAAATGATCTAATATTAGGTGGCGAAATTGATTATATGAATATTACCAAAACAAAAAACGGCAAAAATAAAGGTGCGGAAATGGCATTTGTTACCTTAACAGATAACACTGGTTCGATTGATTCTATTGTTTTTTTCCCAGAACAATTTGCTAAGCATAAGCATATATTATTTCCCAGCAATATTGTTATATTGAAGGGATCTAGATCGAGAGACAGTAACAGCTTTATCGTAGAAAAAGCTTATGTTGCAAAGTCTTGACAAATACGACGGTTTTGTTATAATACTTGTGAGAGATTGGTTTTCAAACAAAGGAGATTTTAAATGAATACAGTAATTTTGCGTGGAAATTTGGCTCGTGATCCAGAATTAAGGAGCGTTAATATAGGCGATAAGTCTACTTCTGTAGTTAATTTTACAGTAGCTACGTCTAGGGAATTTACAAAAGCTAATGGTTCTCAGGATAAGATTACATCGTTTATTCAATGCGAAGCATGGGACAGTGGCGCAGAAGCTATTGCATCCTCTTTAAAGAAAGGCGATTTAGTCATGATTGAAGGATCTTTACGAAATGATAGCTGGGAAAAGGATGGTGTCAAACATTCTACTTTAAAGGTTAGAGTAAACAATTTTGGCAAGATTCATAAGACACAAAGATCCGATAGGTCGACAAAAACAGACAAAGCAGAAGAAACAGTCGCGTTTTGAGCTTTAATTTAACCCCCAGTGAACAACTGGGGGTTTTTATTTACTTAGGATACCATAATGAAAAAAAGAATTCTTATTGCTAATGATGCCAGCTTTCTTGGTAGCGGATATGGAGTATATGGTAAAGAACTATTAACATATCTTCATAATACCGGAAAATATGAAATTGCAGAATTAGGATGTTATGCAGACAAAAAGTCAAAAGTTAATACTCCATGGAAATTTTATCCAAACGCAGTACCTCCTAATGACAAAAGATATGAAACATACAAATCTAGTTCTCAAAACCAATTTGGAGCTTGGAGATTCGACAGAGTATTGCTCGATTTTAAGCCGCACATCGTATTTGATGTAAGAGATTATTGGATGTATGCTTACCAAGAAAATACATGCATGAGAGAATATTTTCATTGGGTAATTATGCCGACAGTGGATTCTGCCCCACAAAAAACAGAATGGCTTTTTACATTCGCTAATGCTGATATAGTTATGCCATATACACAGTGGGCTCAAAGAGTATTAGAAGATAGTTGCGGGAAAACAATCAATCTATTTTCTAAAATCGCCAATGCCGGAGTTAATACAAATGAATTCCGTCCTGTGACAAATAAAATTGATCATAAACAGAATATGTTGGGACACAATTATGATGTCATAGGATGCGTAATGAGAAACCAAAAAAGAAAATTATTTCCTGATATTTTGTATTCTTTCAGAAAATACTTAAACTATTTAATTGATACAAATAATCTCGATAAGGCGAATAATACAGTATTGTACATTCATACTTCTTACCCAGAA